GCTGTCGCCGTTGGTGTTTCAACGGCCGGTCGAGTTGCGCGAGGCGCGCTGGGATGAGATGGATCTGAAGGGCAGCAACTGGGGCGTCCCAATGTGGGAGATCTCCGCGCGCCGCGCCGATGCGGAAGGCGATACGAAGATCACACGCACGGGCTGGGAATCGCACCTGGTGCCGCTGTCACGCCAGGCCGTGTCGATCCTAGAAGCGCTCCGGCCGTTGACCGGTCATACGCCCTGGGTGTTCAAGTCCAGCCGCGTGACGGCTAAACCGCTGTCGGAAGGCGCCGTGCGGTTGGCCCTGCGTCGGCTCGGCTTCCACGGCGAGATGACGGCACACGGCTTCAGGGCTTCGGCGCGGACGCTGGCCGCTGAGCGCCTGCGCACCCAGGCCGATATCTTGGAACTGCAGATCAGCCATAAAGTCGCGGATCCACTGGGCCGCGCGTACAACCGCACCGCGTTTCTGGACGAACGGATCGCCTTTATGCAGCAGTGGGCGGACTATCTGGACCAGCTGCGCGCCGAGGCGCGAGCGCGTGCTTCGGGGGGCACTAGCAGAAAAGGCGTGGGACCGTGGGAAACCGTGGGGCCTCATCCGAAAGCCTGAGAAATCAAGGGCTTATGCTGTCGGAGTGCGTCCCCATATCACACGGTTTCGCCGTTTTTGCTGGCCGAAACCGTGGATACAAGTTATCCACAATATTACAGACCGTGGGACCGGCAAACCTATCTATTTCCCCGCTTTCTTTCTTCTTTCTCTTTGATTTTAAAAGAGAAAAGAGAATAAAAGGGGGAGAGCGGTCGCGGAAAGGTCCCACGGTGGGAAATGCGAAACCGTGGGACTTTCAGCCGAAACCGTGGGACTTTAGAAGGGTAGTGAACGGGACATTCCTCTCAGACATCAACAACTTAGGGTGGTTGTATCGAGTGTATCCACGGTATTTTTCGCACCTATGCCCCGGTCCAGGCGGAAAACGAGGCGAAATGATCCCAAAAAATCCTTGACGGCTGCGCGGCGCCATGATCCGTGAAACCCCATGCCGGGGATTGTTGATATATGGACATGGTTATTCAGCGGAAGAAAAGCCCGCGTCGGCGGGCTGGTGGTGAAGGTTGGCCAGGGGCCTATTGGTCGTTCGGGATCTCGCCGGCGAAGAAGGGGGTGGCGTACAGGCCCAGGGCTTCCAGCTTGGACAGGCTGATGGCGGTCAGGCGGGCGGTGCGCTGGCCGCGAATGATCTTGTCGGCGTTGTCGATTGGCTTTCCACCCTGGGTGGCCACGACGCCAGATTGCATCAGCTGCTGTTTGAAGATCCTCCCGGTCTTGATCGGCAGCGAGTCGAATTTGCCCCGCAGATGCGAAGCGGTGGACAGGTGGTCCATGACGTGGTTGGGGCGCAGGTATAACAGCGTGTCCTCGCCGTCGTCGGTCTGCACCTTGCCCCACGCATAGGGGTACTCGAAGCGCTTGGCTTCCAGCTCGGACAGCAGGATCTCCATGATCCACACCCACGGCAGGCGCGTGCCATTGGTGTCAGCGATATGGGTGTTCATCTCGCTGATCAGGTCCTCGGCGAAGTCCCCCTGCCGCGCATCAAAGCCGGCGAATTCGGCGACAAGCAGCCAGGCCGTCAGCACGGCCGCGTAGTTCTCCATCATCCGCTTGGCTGTGGCGTCGCTTTCATCGGACCGGGCGCGTGCCACGCACCTGGCCAGGCACTTGGAATGCAGCTCGCGGATCCGCTCAGGCTTCTGCTCGGCGAGGAACTGCAGCCAGTTCCAGATCGGGAACTGCGGCAGGTCGTGCGGGATCATGTCGCCCTGCTTGGCAACTGACAGCGACGTGCGGCATATCTTGGACTGCAGGCTCTCGACGTCGACCTCTTCGCCGGCCAGCAGCACGGGCGCACACATCAGATAAGGCGTAAGCGTGGCGCCTACGCGGGTGAACTCGAACCGGTACGTCGATTGCAAAAGGCCGTCGATATCGGACAGCACCGTTTTCGGCAGCTTGGAGAACTCGTCCCAGCCGACCGGCTGTGTGGTGTAGGACACCGAAGCGCGGCGCCGGTGGTCCGTTTTCAGCATCTGGCCCGACAGCACCTGGAAGGAAAGCGTGGCCTGCAGGCTCTCCAGCAGCTTGGACTTGCCAGAGCCCTTCTGAGCTTGCATTTGCAGATGGGGATAGAAGCCCAGGATCGCCTTGATATGGGCACCCAGGCCCCAGACCAAAGCGATCGAGGCGGCGTTGTGATGGAACGTCGCCTGATAGGCGCGCACCACGGTCGCGGCGGCATCGCGCGAGCCACGCGGAAACCGCATGTTGTAGTAAAGGCACTGCTTTTGCGGCTCCAGGAAATAGCAGTCGCTGCCTTCCAGCGCGGCCGGCTCGCCGGCACGCCACGCGAGCCCGACGAAATTCACGACGTCGCGCGCGCCGAGGTGGGCAGTGCGTTCAAGCACGGTCAGCATGCGGGTGAACTGCTGCGGCATCCACACTTGGCCGAACTTCGCGCGCCACCATTCCAGGTTGTAGAGCCGATCATCGTTGACCACTTCGCGCTGCAGCGCGTTGCCGTGGCGCGGAACCTGGGCGCTCACACCAAATACCGTCTCGGGTTGGGTGTCGGGCTGGCCGCTCAGCGTGGCAAGGTGGCTTTGAATGCGCAGCCGAGAAAAGCCTGCCACGCGGAAGGAGCAGAGGTCTTCCAGTTCCTCCGACCGCGACGATTCGCCGTCGTCTTCCGAGCTGTCCTTGAACTTGGCGACGTACTGCGTGAAGTCCTCTTTCACCCTGTACCGCCAATACACGCCGAAGTCGTGGCCAGGCAGAAATACCCGGCGCGTGCCTTCCATGCGATCGCCGCCGCCAGGCATGCCCGGGATCAGCCACGCTTCGAGCATTTTCAGGCGGCGCGTCAGCTCGTCGGCACCGCGTGCTTTCAGCACGTCGTTGATATCCTCGCCGTCCTCCCAATCCTGCATGTCGACCAGCATCGAGCTGATATCCAACGCGGTCAGGATCTCGGACAAGCGCCACGCTGCCGCGAGCCCCGGACGCTGGCCCGTGCGTTCGTTCACCGCGTCGGTGTGGTCAAGCGCGATGCGCACGCTCTTGCCTCGCAGGAACGTCCAATCGATCGCCTCCACATTGCCCGTACCGCGGATCGCGAATGCGGCCGTGCCTGAGGGCAGGCCGGCGCATTCTACGGAAAGCGCGTTGATGGGGCTCTCGACCACGTACACGGTGTGGGCGCGATCGAGACGCCGGCGGTCGCTCGTCCATCCATAACCCAGTTTTTCGCCTTGACACTGCGTCTTCACGCCGCCGTTGATCGCAGGGTCGACATACCGCAGGTCGACGGCCGCAACACGCGCGGTATCCGGGAAACGTACGATGAATGCCGCCCCCGGCCCGCCGTGGCCAGCCTCGCCGGCTGGCACCTTGCTGCTAGTCCAGGTGTTCCAGCCGACCGACCGCTGCGCGATCGCGCGCTCGATCACGGCTTCGGCTATCCCTCTTCCAGACAGGTAGGCCACGGCCGCCTTGGCATCGGCTTGGCAACGGTCCGCGATGTAGTCGATCGTGCTCTTACGCTCAGCAGGCGCAGCTTCGCCTGGCCTGGGCATTTCTGGCATCGGGATTCCGTACCACTGCCCGAGCATCTTCGCGGCCTCCAGCGGGTCGCCGGCCTTGCCGCAATAGATCATCAGGTCGATAGTGCTGCCTCCGGTGTCGGCAGACCAATCCATCCATCCGCGCTTGCCATCCTTCTCGTAAATGGAAAGCGAAGCGTTCGTGTCGGTGTGCCCAGGGCTGTGGTAGTTGCCACGGCTCCCCTGACGTTTCAGGCCTAGCCGCTCGGCCAGATCGTGCAGGTCGATGTCGCTCTTGATTCGACCGAACCATTTAGCCATCGCGGGGTTCTGTGTTGTTGCTTGCATATTATTTCTGGCCTACGGTGCCGGCGCGATAAGTTGCTGGTGATTCGATCCAGGCCAGCACTTCGCGGCCTCTGTAGCGCGTGCAGCGGCTACCAAGCCTGACGGGCTGGGGCGCGGTTCCGGCGAGAACATGGCGTCGCCATGTTTCCCGCCCAACACGCACGAATGGCGCGATGTCGGCCCACGAATACAGGGCCTCGCCGGCGAGTTCTTTCAATGCTTTGGTCGTGCTCATGGTGCGTCCCCTGTTGGACCCTGGCAGTCCTGCCGGACGCCAAGCGCCAGCGCATCGAGGCGCGCGGCGTCCTCGCTCGTCTGCCAGCCCATCGTCAACCCGCGCCACAACGCGACGACTCCGTTCGCCATAGTGCTGTAGACGTGAACCATCGCACGGTCGTGTGATTCTCTGCGCGCCAGGGCGGCAAGCCTCCGCAATTCGCCTTCGGCGCTCTGAGTCACCTGCTTGTAAGTCCAGCGCTTCGACGTGTTCATGCGGTCTCCTCGCCGTTGCCGCGCACCGCCGTGGCGGTGGAAATAGGCCGGACCCAGATCGGTGTGTTGGATATCTCCGGACGGGTAGCCTGGAATCCGGCGGCGCCGCCACCGAGGCCAAAGAAGAGGTGGAAATGCGTGATGTCGACCGTGTTCATGAGCGCGGGGTGTTGGAACGGAAAAGGGTCTGCACGTGACGAAGGATTGCGATGCGCGCGTGGCCGAGCGCAAGTACTTGGTCTTCGTTCATCGCGGGGAAGGGCAATGCCCGGTAGGCGTTGATCAGGCTCAGCAGTTTGTTGAGCCATATGAGGTGGTCGTGGTCCATGTCAGTCATCGGTATCGGCGGCGCAGGCGCGCTTGAAGTCGCGCGTGGTGGCGTTGGGGTGTGGCGGGGTGAAAGGGGCGCCCACGACGTCCTGCTGCGGCGTGCGGGCCGCTGGCGCGGCGCGGAGTGCTTCCGCCGTAATGGCGAGGCACCGGGCCAGTAGGGGGCTGCGCAGCGCCTCGTCGAGGGACCCTCGTAGGTCCGACGCGCGGTGTGCCCGATGCAGTTGGTCGCGGGTCGGGGTCATGGAATCAATGGGCGTGGCTACATGCGCCGTCGACCTCATTGCTGGCCCCCGGCCGCAGCCCAGCAGTGCTGCGGTCAACGGTTGCGATCAACCGGCGTGCGGACGCCTGCACGTTGATCAATGCGAGCAGCATTTCGGCGTACAGCTCCTTATCGCCGTCCGCCGCTCTCAGGATCAACGCGGCGTCGAATTTCCCCTCTGGGCCGATAAGGCGGGTCAGCAGCCGGTCAAGGGCGCTCAGCTGCCACACCGTTGAGGGCAGCAGCACTGGGTGGTCGGGCGAGGATCGCTTCATTTCTATTCCTTTGGGCAACACGAATCCGGCGCCGGCCGATAGGCCGTCGAACGGGCAATGCTGGTGAATGAAGGAAAAAAGCTGGCTTAGTGAGGCGCGGGCGCTTCGGCGAGCAGGGCTTGAGCGGCCAACAATTGCGAGATCTCGAATGCCGACACGATGCGCGTGGTGTTCGTGGCGCGGTCGATAACGACGATGCCGAAGGCAGTGCTGCGATCGATATCAATCGCCACCCGGGCACGGGTGCTCACGTATTCGCAGATCGCTTGAGCAGCCAACGTCGAGGCCGTGTCGGTGGAGACCTCCGCTCGCTGCATCAGAAAGGCCGTGGCCCGTTCCAGCAGCCGGTTGTTGTCCACTGCGGCGTAGGGTCGGCCGTCGTCGCGGAAGTGCAGCCGGACGAACTCGTAGGCTTCCGCGCGCAGGTCATCGTGAAGCGGAACAGCTGAATGCGACAGCCGCCGGGGTACTATCGCGGCGCTCGGCCGCAAGGGTTGGACGTTCATACGGAAAGGCTCCCTTGGCGTGGATCGTTCCGGATCTCGGCCGCGGCGCGGCGAAGTTCGGTAACGGGGGATAGGGGAAGGTGGACTTCATGGTGCGGCATGGAGGAAGGGGAGAGGGTGCGCACGGCCTCCAAGGTGGCTACCCAGGTGTGTCCGCAGTAAACGCTGTGACACTGAAACTCAAGCTCGCGCATGGTTCGAGACAGTTGGCGGCTCGACCGGACGAGCGATGGAGTGTCGCAGTGCGGGCAGTGCATCCGAATGCCGTTGGCGCGGGGCTTGGTCAGCGTCGACGTGGTCATTGGTGATAGATGTCGTTGAAGGTAAAGCGCTTGCCCTTGGTCTGGGCGAGCGTGATCAGCCGGCGGGCGTGCTGTGGGGGAATCTCTGGGGCTCCACGCTCGTACTTCGAGATTTGGGCCTGCGTCACGCCGAGGGCGTCGGCCAACTCGACCTGCGTCATTCCCAGCTTTATTCGAATGGTCTTTAACGGGTTCATGCGCATAATATACGTTGTACGAATATTAATGTCAAACGTAACACGATCGGCCAAATATTCGGCTGTGTAATACATTGCTCGCCATGGCCAATCCCCCGCTTAGCCCGCTTCAACGCGAAGACGCTGCGCGTCTCCGCGAGCTGTTCGCTCGTAAAAAACGTGAGCTGTCCCTGACACAGGAGATGGTCGCCTACCAGCTTGGTTTCAGCGGCCAGGCCGTGGTCAGCCAGTATCTGAACGGCAGGATCCCGCTAAACATTCGTGTTGCGATTGGTTTCGCAAAGCTTTTGGGGGTCCATGTCTCCGAGTTCAGCGAGGCGCTGCAGGCGGAGATCGATGAACTGGCCGGCTTCGCATCAGGGGCGGCAACGGTCCCGCCGGCCGTCGCAAACGAATGGCCCTTCACTGTGCCGCGCGGCATGTACGAACGCCTTAGCGAAAGCGATAAAGAACGGCTGAACTTGATGGTCGAATCGTTTATTCGGGGCTTCGCGCAGAAGGACAGACCGCGCAAAAAGACGTCGCGAGCCGCCTGAACGGGGCAAGTGCATCCGCTGTCAGGGAAACGTTATCCACGTTTCGTTTCGGGGGTCCGGGAAACCGGCTCGTAACTGAATTTAAAAAAGTACGGGACCTGCGCAGATCGACACACCCTATGGTGCGGTGTCGTCGGGATCTCCGGGTCCGGCATCGACCGCGTTTGTCTCTGCTTCGATACTTGTGACCAGACCCTGGCCATCGGTCAGTTGGTGCCGCAGTTGCTTGATCAGCCACACGGTCTCGGCGATCGGGGACTTCAGGTTGGGGAATTGAACCTTATGCTGCGGCGACAGGTCCGGGCGGCCCATGGCCAGGTCGAATGTCAGCGTGGCGGTGCCGCGCTGGATCCGCTGCCACTCGGCGCGCGCGGCGGCCAGGGCGTCCGCTTCGCTGGCGAACGTCTCCCGCAGGCGCTTGGCATTACCGACGACGCCCGCGACCACGCTGTGCCTGACCTTCTTTTTCTTGTCCTGCCAGAACGCGCGGACGCCCGTGTAGGAGTCGCGGTCGGCGACGTGATAGCGGAAGTTGTCGCCGTCGGCCCGCAGAACGCTATGTACCGGTAGCGCTTGGCCGTCGACCTTCTGACCGCCCCGGATCGGGACAAAGAGGATCCGACCTTCCTTCACCGTCGCGACGGCGTCGTAGCGCTTGCCCAGGCGGTTCAGGAAGGCGATATCCGATTCGTTGGTCTGGTCGATATGTGGCACTACCACGTCGCCGAACGTACCGACCTCGGACTTCAGACCGTGGGCCTTCGCGATCGCAGCGACGATGTCACGGATCTTCTGCTTGTGAAAGCTTCGCTCTGTACGCGTGCGCAGCGCACTGGTCAAGTCTGCACTGCGGGCGCGAAGGGTCAGCGTGTCGGGCGCGCCGGCGTACTCGACCTCGTCCACCAGATAGACGCCCTTGTCCACCATGCCGGTGGACTTCCAACCCAGCGCGACGCGAAGCACCGCGTCACGCGGCGGGATTTGCAGCAGACCATCGTGATCCGAAAGCACGATGTCGAGCTGGTCGGCCTCTTCCGAGCGGCACTCTGTAATGGTCATGGACATCAGCCGGGGCGCCAGTATGCCGGTCAGGTCCTTGCCCTGCAGGGTGACGCGCCAGGTGGGCACGTCGTGCGCGATCGCCGTCACTGGAAGATGCCCCAATCTGCCGGGGAGCCATCAAGGATATCGACGGGCACTTGCAGGCCAGCACCAAATAGGGAGCCGGCCCGGCCATCGTCGACACATTCCAGCGTCACCGTGAACTCGACGCGGCGCGGTGTGCCGTCCACATAGAACAGTGTCTGGTCCTCGACGAGGTTCATTACCACATACGCGCCCAGCACCTGACCGCTTCCCGATAGCATCAGATACGGTTTTCCTGTGCCTGCCATCCGACGCAGCATGTCGATCGATGCGGCGCTGCCGGTCAGTTCGGGCGCAACCCAGCCGCTCAGCGTGATGCGGTCATCGCCGGGGCCGATGTACTGGTACGCCGACCGTGCGCCAACGCGGGAGTTTTTTACGTGGCGCCAGTCTGTTTGGCGCTGCAGCGTCTGGTAGGCGATGGTGGGTAACCCAAACACGAACATGCCAAGACACATCATCATGGTGATAACTCCTATGCCCCGTCTGAGAGGCTTGAGCGCAGCCGTGCTGCTTTCGTCCGCTCGCGCTCGTCCAGCATCTGCCCGAGCAGCCGCTTCAGGGCATCGGTATCGGTGCCTGGCCCCACCGTGATCGGGATCGTGATCGTGTCGCCCTGGATGATGACCTGCGCCCCTGCGGCGGCTGCAGACAACGGCGGGCGGCTGTCGATCCGAAGCGGGCCGGAGCCGGTCGGCCCATCGGTGGCCGCCATCGCGCCTGGTGCAGCCATCGCACCGCCCAATGCGATGGCGCCGGCCAGTGCACGCGCGGCGTCGACCGCGGCGGATTGTTGCCGCTCAATGCCGATCGCCGCGCCTTGCGACACGAACTCGCCAAGTCCGACAAAGACGCGGCTGGGCGAACGAATCCCGAGCTTGTCCTTAAACCATCCCACCACGTTGTCGCCCATGCCCACCACGGCGTCTTTCACCGCGCTGCCCATGCTCGAAATTCCGTTGATCAGGCCAAGCATCAGCATCGTGCCGAACTCGGTGAACTTCGTCGGAAGTTGCACTCCCAGCAGTGCGAGCGCGCCGGAAATGACGTCATAGAGCAACTGCAGCGGATTCCAGTTCATCAGCGCCATGCCCAAGCCGGTCACCCCGCCGTTGAAAATGCTGGTGATCGATGCCCACATCGACGTGAAGATGCCCGCCGCACCGTCCCACATGCGTTGTGCGGCCCCAGAAACGGCCGCCACGGCGCTATCGAAGGCGCCCCCGACCTTGGACCACAGATCAACGAAAAACGCCTTGATGGGCTCCCAGTAGGTATAGAGCAGACCCGCCGCGATCGCGATCGCGGTGATCGTCGCGCCGACCGGCGTCATGATCATCGCCCGACCGAGCGCTAGGACTGCCGCACCGGCCAGCCGCAGGACGCTCGCGATGCCCCTGAATGCACCGGCCAGGCCGGGAAGCGGGACGCCCATTTGCCCGAAAAGGAACCGCATCATGACCATGGGGCCGAGCACGGCCGCGAAGGTTAGCGCCAGAGCGCCGAACGCGGCAGACAGCGCACCTATTACCGCCACCATCTTCACAATGCCATTGGCCAGGCGCGGGTTCTCCTTCACCCATTTGCTGGTCGCGGCGGCGATGTCGCCGAAATCATCAATCAATGACTTCAGCTCCGGTGCCACGGTGGCGCCAATCGCCGAAAGCGCGTTGGTGAAGGTGCCGGTCGCGGCGTCCCAGACATTGGTGAGGGTGCGCAGTTGGACGTCGACACGCTGCCGCAAGTCGCCCTGTGCATCGTTACTGCGGGCGGTGTCCTTGTACCCCTGCATGCCCTTGGCCATCAGCGTATTGACCACCTGCAGCGTTTCGGCATCGTCCCCGAAGAGCTGTCCCAGGACACCGGTGCGCTGGATGGTGGTAAGTCCTTTCAGCTTGTCGAGCTGCTTGAACATCTTCTCCAGTCCGCCGAACTCGCCCTTGCCGTCGCTGAAGTCCAGCTTGATATTGCCCGCGCCCAGGTCCTTGAGCACCTTGTGTGCCTTGTCCAGGTGCCCCTGGTTCATTGTGGACTGGAACACCTTGCGCAGCGCGTTGCCCGCCGCTTCCCCTGACATTCCAGCTTGATCCATCATGATCAGGAGCGGCGCGAGCGCCTTCGCCGCCTCCAACCCTTCCTTACGGATGATGGTCAGCGCGGGCGCCACCTTGGTAAAGCCCTGCAGCATGTTCGTGGGATCGACGCCGGAATAGAACGACTTCTGGATGACGTCCATCAGGCCCATCATGTCCTTTTCGGACGTGCGGGTGGCGTCCTGCATCTTGGCGCCGAACTCGGCGGCCTGCTCGACCGGCAGCTTCAGGAGCACACCTAGGTATGCCGTGGCTTCGCCCAGGCCGCCGAGAATCGTCTTCGTCGTCATGCCTTGGCGACGCAGCATGGTCATCATGTTCATGAAGTCGGCCGTGGTGCCCGGCAGCTTGTCGCCCAGGCGCGTGGCGAGGTCGCTGATCTGCTGGAAATCTGCCGCAACCTGGCCATTCGAACCCATCAACGCCACACCGAGCTGCGATGCGGCGTCTTCTGCAGGTGCGAATGCCCCGACAATGGCCTTCAGAGGCTGGCTGACGGCGTAGCCGACGCCCAGGCCGCCGGCACCCGCAACCGCGGCGCTGCCGGCCATGCGCTGCCCGCGCTCCAACGCGGCATGACGTTGCGCCAATCGCTGCTGCTGGGCCGCTGCTTCTCTGAGCTTCGCCGATTGAGCCGCGATCGCGGCCGTTGTGCCCGTGATGCTTTGGCGAAGACTGCGTTCTTGGGCCGCGAGGTCCCGCGTGGAGATCCCCGAGCTGAACAGGCCGCGCCGTAGCGCTTCCAGCTGCCGGGCCTGTTCGAGGGATCGGTCTTTCAGTGATCCCGCAGCGCGCGCGGCTTGGTCGAACTCCCGTTGCATGGCCCGGGATGGCGCCGCGGTGGCCTTCAGCGTTACCGCAAGCGCGGCTACCCGGTCCTGGGCGGCCTGTAGCTGGCTTCGCGTGTCGGCCAAGCCGGAGGATAGATCACGAAAGCGCCCGACCTGCCGCTGCGTGTCCTCCAGCGATTTCAGCTTGTTGCGAAGGTCGAGCATTGACTTCGCGCTCACGGCCCCTTCGCCGGCGATCTTGCGCAGCGGGCCGGACAGTTTGTCGCGCAGGGCGGTGATAACGCGCAGCTGTAGGGTCTTGTCCATGTCACTCGTCCGGGGCCGCTCTGACGCGCGCCCGCTCGCGCCAGTCCATCAATTCACTCAGGGAGAATGCGTCCATAGTGGAAGGGTCCCAATGGAACACCACCGCTATGTCCGCCATCGCGTCTTCTACGACGGCCGGAACGCCGCGCGATCGGCCCTCGTCAGCAAAAAACTGCCGATCGCGCTCCCCAAGGAGACCAGGTCGGCAGGGTCCAAGGTCGCGACCTCGGCCGACGAAATGGAGGGTTGGGTCACGCGCGGGATGACGGTCTGAAGCGCCACCACGTCCATGTTGGCCAGGGCCACCAGTGTGACGCCCCGCAGCGCGCCGGCGTTCGGTTTGGTGACGGTGACGCTGGCAATTTCGGTGTCGCCCCGCTTGAGCGGCGTATCGAGGACGATCGTTTCTTGGGTTTTCGTATCGGTCATGATGTCGGTTTTCCTTTAGATGCCGATCGCCCGGCGCAGAGCTTCCATACGGTCGACGCCGGCGTACATCTCGACCATATTCATGAGGTCGATTTCTACAAGGACCTCGCCATTAAGCGATTCCTTGTAGTAGACGCACTCGGTCGTGACGTCCCACTCCGTGTCTTCGCCAACCTTCGCTTCGCCACGATCCAGCACGCTGTGCCGGCCGCGAACGACGATCTCGACGGCGTCGACGGCGCCGGTGTCGTCGCGTTGGAAACCCTGGGCAAAGCGCAGCAGTACGCCACTGGCCGTCGTGGTGCCCATCTGCTGCACCACCTGTTTCATGTACCCGCCGACCTTCCATTTCACCTGCAGGGCGTTTTCGTCCAGGCCGTGATCTACCTTGGCCGAACCGTTCATGCCGCCGCCGCGGTACGCCTCCATTTTGCGTTCCAGATTGGGCAGGGTCATCGAAGTGCATTCGCCGACATACGACGTGCCTTCGTTGAAGATGTTCATTTGCTTGAGCTTACGGGGCATTCCCATGACTCAGACTCCGGTATTCGATGAGGGGAAAAGGCACCGCCGACTTGGCGGTGCCGGTGCATTAGGCGTTGACGCGATCCGCGAAGTTCAGCAGGTAGCGATCGGTGATTCGTTGCTGGAAGACGAGGTTTTCCAGCGGCGGTACCGGCGTGTAGTCGTAGTCGATGTACGCCTTCCCGGACTTCAGTACGTCCACCGTGTTGGGCTCGGGGTCATACCAGGCGCTGCCGTCGATGATGTAGCCCTGCGCCTTCAGCTCGGCGAACTTGCGGTTGATGCCTTCGATAATGTCCTTGATCAGGCTCGGATTCTGCGGAGCGTCAACGGCCCAGAAATGGGCGTCGGCGATCGTGTCGGCGAGAATTTGCGCCGTGCGGGTGTAGTTCTCGAAGGGATAGAGGCTTTCTGGACCGGCGCAGGTGCGGCTACCCCAGAATCGGAAGCCGGTCTTGTTGATCAGGACCGTCACGTCCTTTTCGTTCAGATAGTCGGCATCGGTCGCCGTGCTTTGCAGATCCCAGTACACATCCTTCGTGATGCCGGTCACGCCGTTGACCACCACGTTGGACAGGGTCTTGTGCCAACCCACTTCTTCGTCGATCTTCGCGCGCAGTCCCATGGCAACGGCAACGGCGCTCAGGGTGTCGGTCGCCTTGGTGGCGGTGTTGAAGTTGGTGAAGTCCGGCCAGATCAACATGACTTCACGCTGGCCGAACGTCTCCCGGTAAGCCGCGACATCCTCCTTCGTCGCGCAGTCCCATGCCGAGGCATAGACGAAGCCGCGCAGCGTCTGGGCCACGCTCACCAGTGCGGCGGTGACATCCGGCGTGTCCAGGCCGGGCGCGCCCAGAATGCGGGGCGTCACCAATGGGCCGCTGGTCTGGGCGGCGAGAAGCGCCTGCATGCCCAGATACTGACCGGTGGGCGAGGCGCCGCCGATGACGTTGGCGGTGGTTTCTGCCTCCGTAGCGCCTTCTTCGACGCGAACGACGACACAAACCGGATTCGTCTGACTACCAATGGCCTCCAGGGCGCGGACCAGTGTGCCATTGGTGCCCGCCTTGCCCATCGCCGCCTTGACGTTGGTGATGAGAACCGGTCGATTGAGAGGAAACGCCGTAGCGTCGGCGGTGGGTCCAGTCGCAACCAGCCCGATAATGGCGGTTGCGATGGTTCGGATAGGACGCGTGCCGCCATCGATCTCGATGACGCGTACGCCGTGGTGGTAGTCGGTCGCCATGAATTGGGCCTCTGCATGTTGGAAAATCGGCACCAGGTGGCGCCATGTGATGCATGCAGAAGTCTGCTCGCGTGCGCGCGGAAAAACACGCGCCGCGAGACGTAATGCCACCTGCGACAAACGGAGGTCAGAAGAGTGCGGCCGGCTGCGCTTTCATGTCCCAGCTGAAGATGACGACTTCAGAACGCTCGACACCGTTCCCACCGCCGACCGTGTACCGGATGTCCGTCGATTCGATGGTGAAGTCGCGGAACAGCTCACGGATGGCGGGATGGTCATTCAAGGTGACGATGGCCTTGCCCTTGAGCGTGCGTAGGGTGTCAGCCAGCGTCACGTATTCCGACCACGGAAAGTCCACGCCGTAGCCCTCGGTCTCCCAGTAGGGCGGGTCCATGAAGAAGAACGTGTGCGGTCGGTCATAGCGTCGAACGCATTCTTGCCACGGCAGATTCTCGATGTACGTGCTGGCCAGGCGCATCCATGCGGCCGACAGGTTTTCCTCTATCCGCAACAGGTTCAGGCCCGGCGGCGCGGTTGTGGCAACGCCATAGGTCTGTCCTTGGACCTTACCGCCGAAGGCAGAGTGCTGCAGGTAGAAGAACCGGGCCGCTCGCTGTATGTCGGTCAACGTCTCGGTGGGCGTGATCTGGTGCCATTTGAATATCTCGCGGCTTGACAGCGCCCATTTGAATTGGCGGACCAGCTCTTCAAGATGATTCTTCACCACGCGATAGAGGTTTACCAGCTCGTGGTTGACATCATTCAATACTTCGATCTCTGCCGGGCAGGGCCGGAGGAAGAACATTGCAGCGCCGCCGGCGAACGGCTCCACGTAGCACTGATGCGCGGGGAAGTAGGGAAGCAGGCGATCGGCGAGACGACGCTTGCCGCCGATCCATGGAACGATGGGGGATGCCATTTGGTGATTGCTTGGGGAAAGTGTTAGCCTGACCCCGCCTGTCGACAGGTGGCGCGGCCCTGGCCGTGCTGGCAGCTCTCTTCTGCTGGTGCGGGGCGCAGTGGGTGTTCCACCACCCACCGTGTCGCCGCGTCTTTGTATGACCGCCGCCCAGCCATCGCTGGGCGGTTCCTTTTCGGCACCGCACGGGCGCCCACGCGAAGCGTAGAGGTGTTGCCCATGCGTTGCACGTCAGAAGTTTGCACGCGCCCCGCCTTCGCCGCATCCTCTGTTATCCGTATCGCCTGCAACCACAAAACGTTGCGGCCTAGCCGCACTTCTGGCCTTCGGCATCCTTGGCACATCAGACCGTTATCGCCCTTGTTCTGCGCTTTGTCCGCCTGGGACTTGTCGGAAAATCGGGCCTTTTTGAGCCATGAACATTGCAGGGATCCGTGCGCACCGGCTTCGTGAAAGCATGCCTACGTTGGCGCAGGCATTGCAGCGATATCTCGACGAGGTTTCTTCCACGAAAAAGGGCTATATCCAAGAGAAATCGATCGCCCGCGCATGGCTCATGACGCGGCTGTCCAACCGCCCGGTAGACCGGATCCGGAATACTGACCTGATCGAGATCCGTGACGCATGGCAAGCCGACAACGCAGCCGCGACAGTGGTCCGGCGATTGGCGTTCCTCTCGCATGTGTTCACGGTGATCAGAAAGGACTGGGGCTTTGACACGCTGGCCAACCCGGTCCAGCTCGTCCGGAGGCCGGCTGTCGATGACGCGCGCGATCGCCGGTTCCTTGATCGCATAAGGCTGCGGGGCGTCTCTGAAGCCGACTGCCCTCGCGAAGAGGTGACCTGGATCATTCGCGCCACCCATTCCGCCGAACTGCCTACGATCCTTACCGTGGCCGTTGAAACAGGCATGCGGCGATCGGAGATTGTCGGGATCCGGCGGGAGCACCTTGACCTACAGCATGGGGTGGTCCACATCCCTCACTCGAAGAACGGTCGCGCCCGGGACGTTCCACTTACCCCCATCGCGCGCGAAGCGCTGCGGCAGTGGGTCGTCGGAAAGCCGATGCGGGGCAGGATCTTTGCGATGCAACCGGGATCGGTGACCAGGGCGTTTATACGCGCCCGCCGCCGCGCGCGGCACGAATATGAGGCGCTTTGCAAGCGGCACGGCCGGCGGCCCAACGCCGCCTACTTCAATGACCTACGTTTTCACGACGCCAGGCACGAGGGCACGTCCCGGCTGGCATCGGTATTCGAGATTCATGAGCTGGCTAAGGTCAACGGCAATGTGGATACCCGCATGCTGCTGCGGTATTACCATCCGCTGGGGCGTGAGCTGGCGCAAAAGCTCGCGCGAAGCGCCCTTGGCAAGAGGCAGCTCCAACATATCCGAGAGAGCCGCCTAAGTCTCGAAGCAGCGTAGTTACTCTTCAACCGGCGCCGACGCGGTGAGCCATCCCGGTAGTTCCCCCCACCCCGGATAGGTCACATCTTCCCCGTCGATCTCGACCAACGATCTCGGCTCGTAAGGCTCACCGGTTTCTACCCGGTAGAGCGTTTCGCCGCGGTGGTCTTCGACCTCTTCCCACGCTGTACCCGTCCAACGGGCAACAGAGCCAACTGCGACAGGGGGAGGAGGGGTCTCGGTCGCACCGTACGGCACATTGAAGCGCCCAGGGTCCAGAGCAAGCTCGTTGGCCTCCGTTTCATACATAAACAGCCCGTCGACATCAGTCTGATAAACGGTCTTCTTCTTCACGATTCACCTCAAAGGGTAGGTTTGCACTGCAAATGCGAGGACGCTGGGAGGCCGGCAGGCCGACGCGCTCCAGAACATCACCGGCAACATCTCGGCCCGGACGCTCGCGAGCGGTAACGGGAATGCGCTGACACTGCCGTTGGGCGCGTTTCGTGGCGACGGCGCCTCGACGTCGCCCGGCAGCACGATTGCCGAAGCCCAGACAACCACGACCGTGGCGACGTATGCGTTCGACGCCTCGCGTGTGGCCCGGACGGGCACCGAAACGCGTTCCATCAATACGGCCTATCTGCCCAGAATCCATGCCTGACGTACCTTTCACTGCAAATGCAAGGGCACTCGGAAGCCACCAGAAAGGCAGCGTAGTGCCCTTCGACAGCACCGGGGCTGCGGACGGCCTGGTAACGGTGTCGCTGGGTGCCAACAATGCGACCACGGCGGGAGAGTATGGACTCGATTCTTTGGCCAGCACGACGGGCTACACGGCGTTCGGCAACCGTGTGGCCGGAACGATTACTAACGCAGCCCTCCTTGCGGCCGCGCTGGGCGTCGTCAGGCCGCCCAATGTGGCGTTTCATCCGCGCCTCCATGTCTAGATCTTCATGCGTGAATGCGCGGGTAGTACGCGGCGTTGATGGGGCGCGTTTCAGTGGAGGATCGCGTCACCCGCGCACTGTCGAAGTTCGCGTTGTGGTTGGTGGTCCGAGTCCCCGGGTTGGGCGTGTTTCCGGCCGAGCCTCCACCCATGAAGGCGCCGCTCCATGTCGAAAAATCGTTGTAACCGTCGAGCGATCCTTGGATCCGCTGCAACGCGTCGGCTTGGCGGCTGCCCATGGTCCTTGCATTTGCAGTGAAAGGTACGTCAGACATGGATACGCGGGTGGTAGGCGGTATTGGTTGGTCGGGTCTCCGAGCTGGACCGCCCGGTCGGCCCGCTTGTCTGGTACGTCCCGCTGTTGTCCATGGAGTACAGCGACGAGAAACCAGACTGCCCGCGATCTTGATCGTTAATTTGCAATATCGAGACGAAGCTGTGGATGTGGGTTTGAAGCGCATCGACTTGTCGGCTACCCAGTGCCCTCGCATTTGCAGTGTCAGCGTCAGTCCCGGTGTACCGACGGAACATGTTGCGGAGATCCGGCGCGCGAAACTGCGTGGCATTGGCGTCGACGAAGTAGTGGGCGCCGGGGTTGGCCGTCCACGTGGCGGAGGTCACCACTAGGCCGTTCTCCTGGGCATACCCCCATAGACCTGCATAGGCGGTCTTGCTGAGCAGGCCACCGACAGCGTCCACCTCGGACGGCAGCGGACTCACCGTATGGCCGTCCACGGGCCTGCCGCAGAGAGGCGATCGGTATCCAGTGAAGTACGCCGTGCTCACCCAGGTCCATACCTCCGCAGCCTCGATCACGAGGATCGGGCCTTCGTCTTCATCGGGCAGTGCCAGAATGGAGTAAGCCTTGGGGTAGGCGCTCAGGGCCTGCAACACGTAGTCGCGGATGCCCAGGTCGTCGAACACCTCCGCCGGCGTCCGAGTCACCAAAGCATCCGTGCCTTTGCCCTTGAGGTAGGACCCGACCGGGACGGTACCGAGTCCAGTACCGCCGCGCTCCACGGGCAGTGTGCCGGCATCGGCTTTGCTCACGTCCAGCCCCTTGACAATTATCTGAATATCGCCTGCACCGTCGATCGCCACGGCGTCCGCAGTAGCTCCGCCCGATATCGACACCTTCTTGTGCATCTTGTCGTCGACGTACTGGCGGGTGGCGATTACCACGGTCGGATCGATCTTCAGCACGAAGGCTGAGGTGCTGGCAACCATGAGGATCAGGCGGACCACCTGGGCGCGGCCAGAGCCTTCCGAGAGCACGGGCTTGTAGGTTTCCGGGCAGTTTGCCACGGCGACGAGATCGCCGTCCGCGTCGTACAGGCCAAGCTCGCGGATATACCAGCCCCCGGCGTCTTCCGGAATAACCTGCTCCGCGATGAGATAGTTCGGATTGGCCGGATCTTGCTTCAGCGTATTGAGCGGCGCGCGGCGCGTCTCATGTATGAGCGCCGTCTGTTCACGGTCGGGCACCGGCTGGATGCCGTTGGCATCGCCCACGGCCATGTGGGTGATCTGCACGATGCGGTTCAGTGCCTGGGCCGCCGCCTGCTTGTTCTCGCCGATCCTGGTCAGCAGGCCGAAATATTTCTGAGTCATGGGTATACCGTCACGGTGTCGATGATGTGCTGCCCGAGAGCCGGAGACGCGGTCGCGGTGGCCACCAGCTCTTCGGGGATGTAGGGATAGACCGTCATGGTGTCGCCGTCGTACGCCGCGACCGCATAGTTCACCTGGGCTTCGGTCTGCATGGTGATGGACAGGCCGATCAGGTGGCGGCTGAGCGGCTTGGCATCGTCGATCAAGCGCTCAAGCTCGTAGTACAGGTCTTCGGTGATTCCGCTGTCGAGAACGCCGACGGACAGGCGGAATGTTCCCGGAACACCGCGCGGGACCATGCGGTACCACTCCACGAACTCCACCACGAAACCTAGGGGCTCCACGGCGCGTCGGATGGCCGCGC